CGACTCGTGAAGGAGGAATACTACACCACCTGTATCGACTCACTCGTTGCGCCAGCGCAAACAACCCTCCGGTTTCCCTTAAGCACAACCGTGCTGACGAACCCCGTGCCCTACACTCGCGCGGCGTGGATCGCGCGTTCACTCTCGCCATTAAATCGCTCGACCCCGACCGGCGCACGTTCGCCGGCATCGCGTCGACGCCTGCGCTCGATCGGCAGGGCCACATCCTCGACCCGGCCGGCATCACGTTTACGAATCCCGTGCCGCTGCTGCTCCATCACGACCAGAAGCAACCCGTGGGCTGGGTGACGTTGCGCGCCGCCGCCGATGGGATCTACTTCGATGCGATCGTGTCCAGCCACGATGAAGGCGGCCGCCTGAAGGACCGCCTCGATGAAGCGTGGCACAGCGTCAAAGCCGGCGTGATCAAGACCATGAGTGTCGGCTGGCGGCCGATTGGCGACGCGGTCGAGCGCTTGCGCGACGGGGCGACGAAGTTCCTGAAATCCGAAATTTTTGAAGTGTCGATGGTGAGCATTCCTGCGAATCCGCAGGCGGTGATTCTCAGTCACAAAAGCGTTACGAAAGGACCGACCATGACGATTGCCGAACGGATTCAAGGGCTCACGAACACGCGCGCCGATCTCGGCCTCCGGATGCGGGACGCGATGGAGAGCGCCCCGGCGGGCAGCACGCTCGACGACGCGGCCGCGAAGACGGTCGATGATCTCAACCTGCAGATGAAGGCTTGCGACGCCGACTTGGCCCGGTGGCGCAACATGGAAGCGATGCAAATGACCACGGCGCAGCCCGTGGCCGCCCGTAGCGTCTCCTCCCCCTTTGCGCACGTCTCGGTGAAGTCGAACCTGCCGGCGGGCACGTCGTTTATCCGCTTCCACTGCGCCCGTATTGCGGCGAAGGCGGCCGGCGTGGACCCCGCGAGCTGGGCGGCGGCGCGCTGGGACGACACGACTCCGGAAGTGGCGCTCGCGTTGAAAGCCGCCGTGGCGCCCGGCACGGCGACGGATGCGACGTGGGCGGCCCCGTTAGTCAATCCCAAAATCAGTGCCGACTTCATCGAGATGATGCGCGCGGCGACGATCATCGACCAGATTAGCGGCCTCAACAAAGTGCCGTTCAATACGAAGATTCCGATGCAGACCGGCGGCGGGACGTTCAACTGGGTGGGGGAGATGAAGCCGAAGCCCGTCACCTCGATGGCCTTCAGCAGCGTCTCGCTCGACTGGGCGAAGGTCGCCGGGATCACCGTGCTCACGCAGGAACTGATCAAACTCAGTTCCCCGCAAGCGGAGGATGTGGTGCGCCGCTCAATGGTGAAAGACATCGCGGCGTTCCTCGACGGCCAGTTCGTCAACCCGGCGGTCGCGGCCGTGGCGGGCATCTCGCCGGCCTCGATTACCAATGGCGCGCCCACGGCGGCGGCGACGGCGAACCCGCTCGCCGACATCATGGGCCTCATCGCGCACTTCGTGAACAACAACATCAGCGTCGCCGGCGTGCATTTCCTGATGTCGCCGACCAACGCGCTCTCGCTGTCGTTCAAGACCAACACGGATGGCTCGGCCGTCTTCCCCGGCATCTCGGCCGGCGGCGGGACATATAAAGGGCTGACGTTCATCACGTCGCAGACGGTCGGCGCGCTCGTGATTGCGCTCCAACCCGAACTGATCATGATGGCCGATGATGGCGGCGTGACGATTGACGCGAGCACGGAGGCGTCAATCCAAATGGATAGCGCCCCCACGTCCCCGGTCGCGGACACGACGGTGTATGTCTCGATGTTCCAGATGAACACGGTCGCGTTACGCGCCGAGCGGTTCATCACGTGGAAGAAGGCGAACGCGAACGCGGTGAAGTATCTGACGGCGGCGGCCTATCCGGCGCCCGCGATGGCGTTCGACGAGAACGGATTCGGGAACGGGAACGGCGAGACGGCGACCGCGAAGTCGAAGAAGTAAGCCGTGGGCGTGCTCGCGACGGTGCGATCGCGGCTGGCGTCGATGCTGACGCTGGTCGGCGGCGGGAGCGGATCGTGGTATCCCGTGGTGCGCGAACCCTACACGGGCGCGTGGCAACACAACGATCCGCTCACGACCGAGTCGGCGCTGGGCAACCCCAGTGTGTTCGGCGCCGTCTCGCGCATCAGTCAGGACATCAGCAAGATCGCACCGCCACTCCTGCTCGCCCGGGACCGCAACGGGTTCTGGTCCGAGACGACGAACCCCGCCTATGACCCCGTCTTGCGGCGCCCGAATCACTATCAGACGGCGCAGCAGTTCATTGAGCAGTGGGTGCTCGACAAGCTGCTGTGGGGCAACGCCTACCTGCTGAAACATCGCGACGAACGCGGCGTCGTGAACGAACTGCACCGGCTCGATCCGGGGCGCGTCAAAACGCTGACGGCGCCCGATGGCAGCGTCTATTACGAACTCCAGAGTAACGACCTCGCGGGCCTGCCCGAGAACAGCCAGCCGCTCGTGATTCCCGCGCGCGAACTCATTCACGATCGCTGGAACTGTCTCTACCATCCGTTGTGCGGCATCTCGCCACTCACGGCGCTGACCGGGGCCGTCGCGCAAGCGAAGGCCATCTCGGAGAACAGCACGACGTTCTTCGCGAAGGGCGCGCGGCCCTCGGGCGTGCTGATTGCGCCGACGAAACTGGATCCGCTCTCGGCGCAGCGGCTCAAGGCGGACGCGGCGAACTTCAAGAGCGGCGAGATCCTGATCGCGGAACTCGGGATGAAATACGAAAGCGTGTCGACCTCGGCCGTCGATGCGCAAGTGATCGAACAGCTCGGCTGGACGGAAGAGAAAATCTGCGAAGTGCTCGGGATGCCCATCAGTATCCTCAACAGCAATAAGCAGCCGCCCTACGCGAACGCGGAAGCCTCGCAGCTCCAATACAAGTCGCAGTGTCTGGAACCGCATCTCGTGTCGATCGCGACGTGCCTCGGCGAAGGCTTGGACTTGCCGTCCTATCTGACGATCGAATTCGATGACGGCTTGCTGATTTGGATGGATACCATGTCGCGCGTGCAAGCGGCGCAAGCGGCGACCAGTGCGGGCGTGCTCTCGCCGAACGAAGCGCGCAGTGAATGGTTCGGCCTCGGGCCGGTGCCGGGCGGCGAGACGCCCTACCGGCAGCAGCAGGACTGGCCGCTCTCCACGCTCGCCAAGCGCGAACCGCCCACGGTGCCAGCGGCACCACCGCCACAGACCGAACCGGCCGAGGACGAGGTGCCCGCGTGATGGACTTCTCGCGCGTCACGCTGCCGCCGCTCTGGACGGTCGATCAGGCGAAGGTGCATCTGCGCATCAGCGGGACCGCGCATGATGCCGACATCGCGCAGAAACTCGCCACGGCGCAAGAAGCGATCCTGTCCTATCTCGCGGCGGGGGCGGATCCCAGCTGGGATACGGGCAGCGCGCCGGCCGCCGTGACGCACGCGATTCACTTGCTGACCGCTTACTACTACGAAGACCGCGGTGACGGATCCCTGCCCGATGTCTGGCCGAAGATCTACGCGCTGCTCGCGGCCTATCGGGATCCGACGGTGGCCTGATGGCGCGCGGGGATTGGCGGCACGTCGTGACGTTCCAGAATCCGGGGCCGGCGGGCACGTGGATCGATCTGGACCCGGCGACGTGGATGGTCAGCCTGTCGCAAACCACGGGCGATGACATCGGCGTCTTTGTCGAGCCCGTGGCGGGCACGCCGATCAGTTCCGCGACGTATCTCGTGCGGGGCGACTTTCATCCGGGTGTCACGACGAAAACCCGGATGCTCTTGGGGAGTCAGACCTTTGCGATCACCAGCGTCGAGAATATCGACATGCGGGGCGTCGAGATGGCCTGCCACGCCGTGCCGCTGGTGATGTAATGCCGATCCAAGCCACGCTGTCGTTTCAAGGCCTCGCCGAATTGAAAGACGCGCTCGCGCGGCTGCCGGAGGAATTGAAAGGCCAGGCGACGCAGATCGTGCTCGACACGGCGTATGCGGCGGCGAAGGACGTGGAGAGTCAGTATCCGATCGGCCCCGGCACGAGCAAGAACGGCCGGAAGATTCCGCCGGGGCAGTTGCGTAAGGGCGTGAAAGTCTTCCCACTCGCCGTCGGGGCGTTCGCCGTGGCCGCGCAAGTGCGGAGCACGTCGCCGCACGCGTGGTGGCACGAGAACGGGTGGAAGCTCAAGCCCCGCGAGACGCGCAAGAAGTGGCCGCGCGGCACGATGTTTGGCGTCAAGGGCGTGCCGCGCCCCGTGTTTATCCCAACGATGATCCGACATCGACGTTGGATGTATCAGAAGCTTGCCGTGTTGTTGGAATCCGTGGGACTGCTCGCGAAGCACGATGAAGCGGCGTGAGTCCTTAACGGCGCGTTAACGACAAGAGAGAGGGTGCAGCGATGGCAATTCTCACAGGGCGCTATGGGCAGGTGAAGTGGGATCAGGCGGGCGTGACGGCCGTGCCGATCATCTCGTTGAATGCGTGGACTGGGGACTTCAAAACCGAGTTCGAGGACGTAACCTGCTTCCAAGACACAAACCGGGTCTACGTGCCGGGTCTCCGTAATAGTGAGGGCAGTCTGGCTGGTTTTTGGAACTCGCAAGAACTCGCGCTGTTCAAAGCGGCCGAAGCCACGACCCCCGGCCTGCTCGAACTCGTGCCGAACAGCACGGAGCCCACCTACGCATGGTCGGGCCTCGCGTATCTCGACGCGAGCATTGACGCCAGCCTGCAAGCGCCGAAAATCAGCGGCAACTGGAAAGCGGCCGGCGCCTTCGCGATGAAACCCGTCGTGGCCGCGACGGGCGCGACAGCCGGCACCCCCGGCACATTCACGCCAGCCGGCGCGGCGGCTCCGGCGAATCTCGCGGCGATGACGGGGAAAACGGCGAACCCGGCGACGAACTGGGTGACGGGCCAATACATGCTGCTCGGCGATGCGAGCAAGTGCAATTGG